ATCAAACAGTTCCAGACGGAGGACGATCCAAAAGTTATCCTACTGATTCCGCAAGCCGCTGCACATGGGATTACCCTTACCCGGGCAGACACCGTAGTGTGGTGGGGCCCTGTGCCGTCCGCAGAACTGTACATCCAAGGCAACTCTCGCGCTCACCGTGCGGGGCAGACCAACAAAGTCACCGTCGTGCGACTGCAAGGGAGCCCGGTGGAAGCCCGCATATACGCCCTGCTCGACGGGAAGATCGACTTACATCAAGGGCTGGTAGACCTTTATAAACAAGAAATAGCTTGACTCTGGTAATTGACTGTGTATAATAAAGACTCCAACCAACCAAGGAAACAAACATGACTGAAAAAATAATCGACGCCGACAAGCTCGTCAGGGTTTACATCAAAATGCGCGACGCTAAAGCGCATATGGTGGCGGAACATGACGCTAAAGTGCTTGAGCTTGAAGAGAAGATGGCGCTTGTCGAACATGAGCTTTTGGATATTTGCAAGACAACCGGGCAAGACGGCGGCAAGACTGCACACGGCTCGTTCACGCGCACCGTTAAGACCCGCTACTGGACGACCGACTGGGACTCCATGTATCGCTTCATCAAAGACCATGATGCCGTTGAACTGCTGGAGCGCCGTGTAGCCCAACTCAACATGAAGACATTCCTGCAAGAGAACCCCGGGCTGCTGCCTGAAGGTCTTAACGTAGATTCCAAATATTCCATCACCGTAAGGAGAGCCACGAAGTAAACCCCGTCCCGTACCCTCATCCCATCTAACCGTTAGAAACTTACCCACTTATATGTCCGAACTCACACTTTTTAAATCTGGTGCTACGCTCCCCGACTACCTGCGCTCGGAGCCTGATGAAATGACCAAACGCCTTGCTGGCGGCTCCGCTGGCAAGTCTATCTCTACGGAAGGCGGCGTGTTCCGCATGATCGTAGGCGGCGACGAAATTGCCAAGAACGAAGACCGCGCCATGAACATGGTGTTTGTCAACGCTGCGGCTGATGTGGCCCGTGCTTACTACGAAGGCCAATACGTGAAGGGCGAAGCCTCTAGCCCTCTCTGCGCTTCTGGCAACGGCAAGGTTCCAGACCCAGCCAGTGTGGCCCCGCAAAGCGCGTCGTGTGCTACCTGCCCCCAGAACATCGCTGGGTCCGGTCAAGTTGGCGAATCCCGGGCGTGCCGCTTCAACCAGCGGTTTGCTGTGGTGTTGGAGAACGACCTCAGCGGTAACGTGTACCGGTTGCAGTTACCGGCTACATCGCTCTTTGGCAAAGCCGAAGGGGACAAGATGCCCATGCAAGCCTATGCGCGTTTTCTGTCGGGCCACGGTGTCCCGCTGTCCGGTATCGTTACTGAAGCCCGGTTCGATACGTCGGCCTCTGTGGCAGTCTTGAAGTTCCGTGCAGTGCGCCCGTTGACTCGTGATGAGCTTGCTGCCGCACGGGCGCAGGGTGCGTCGGATGACGCGAAGCAAGCCATCGAGTTCAAGCTGGCCCCTCCGAAAGAGCAGTCAGTCCCCGCACTCCCCGCTGCATTCGCAAAGCCCGTCGCAGAGGAAGCTCCCGCCGAAGCTGCCCCGCCGATCAAGCGTACCGCCAAGAAGCCTGACCCTGTAGTGGCCCCAACCAAGGATGTTGCCGCAGTGTTAGACGAGTGGGGCTCAGACGATGAGTGATGCCCGGGGCTATTCATACGCCCTAGTGAAAGCCATCGAGGCCGCAGACCCTAAGTTGTTGGGGGTGCGGCTAGGCCGAGTATGCGTTGCAAAAGGTGTACCTGTATCTACAGTTGCCACTCGGTGTAACGTGACGCGGCAAACCGTGTATTGGTGGTTCACTGGGGTCTTTAAGCCGAAGCCCAGCTTTACCGACATGCTCACAGAAATACTCGAAGAGTACGAGAAAGACCGGGTATAGTCTCGGTCCGGGGCTTGGGGGAATTGATCCCTCCCCGACAAAGCGGAACACGGGCCGCTGCCCCACCTTATTCCCCGTAATTTCCGCCCGTGAGGACTCGTGAATTACTCCTTCTATACAGCCGTCCTTCCTCCAAACGGTCCCTATTGCGCGGTTGGTATCTCCCCCGGCAAGATAGTTCCAAGTTTCCACACTACCCTTGCGGACCTTATCGCCCACGGCGATATCCTATACCAGCAAGGACTCGATGCGTACTTTGCAGTAGCAAGCTACGTTGACCCGGCGCTAGGCCGTAAGGCTGAGAACGCTAAAGAATTTAAGTCCTTCTTTGTGGACATTGACTGCGGTGCGGGTAAACCCTACGCAGACCAAGCGGCAGGTGCTGCTGCCTTACGTGTGTTCCTGCAAGCTACCAAGCTACCAGAGCCGTTCGTTGTCAACTCAGGGCGCGGGTTACACGCATACTGGCCGTTCCACGAGGTGCTGAATCTCACAACATGGCGACCACTGGCCCGCAGGTTCAAGCAGCTTTGCGGAGAACACCGCCTTCAGATTGACCCGTCGGTAACCGCTGATGCGGCTCGTATCCTGCGCATGGTGGACACGGGTAACTTTAAGCAAGACCCGCCCTTGCCCGTGCAGGTAATGACGGATGGCGTTGTGTCTGACCTTGCGGTTCTTATTAGCCTGCTGCCTGTCTCGATGGAGATGGACTTTAGCGTAGCCCGCGAGTACGGCACAGACGACATGACCCGGGCGCTGGCGGGGGGCGACTTCCCACCCACGGAGTTCTCCCGTATCGTCCGCAAGAGTCTCAAGGGTAAGGGGTGTGCGCAGATCGCCAACGCCGTGCAGAACGCGGCTACCTTGGAAGAGCCCTTGTGGCGGGCTGCTCTGTCTATTGCATGGCGCTGTACCGACGCCGAGACTTCCATCCACACGCTGTCACGGGCGCACCCTGACTACACTTTTGAGAACACGTTGCAGAAGGCTGAAGCAACAGCCGGTCCGTTCACTTGCGATTGGTACAGAGCCAATTACAGCGCTCTTTGCACAGGCTGTACCCAACGTTGCACTAGCCCTATTGCTATCGGGCGCAAGATGGAGGAGGCGCAGATCGTCGGGGATGCGTACGTAGTTGAGCAGCAACTAGAGGCCGACAACTCAGTGGCTGCGGTTCCCCAGACCGTGCAGGTATCTATCCCGGCTTACCCGTTTCCGTATTTTCGTGGCATCCACGGCGGGGTGTACCTCAAAGCGAAAGACGCGGATGGCGACCCCATTGAGCTTGAAATCTACAAGCACGACCTGTACTTGACATCGCGGTTCTACGACGTTAACGAGCAGGGGGAAGGTGACGGCGAGATGGTTGGGGTTAACTTGCACACTCCGCACGACGGCATTCGGCGCATCGTGGCCCCCGTAGCTACGTTGCTCACAAAAGAAAAGATGCGGGACTCGCTCCTGCGGCACGGCGTAATCGCAATCAACAAAGACTTGGACCTCATCATGGCGTACTTCGCATCTTCTATCCGTAACTTGCAAAAAATGTTTGCCTCTGACCGCACGCGCAGTCAGATGGGCTGGACCCCAGACAACTCGGGGTTTGTTGTTGGCGAGCTTGAGTACACAGCGCACGGTGCGCGGCTCGCCCCGGCCTCAAGCAGCACGAAGCTCATGGCCCCCATGATGGTGCCGAAAGGCAACCTGACCGAATGGTCGAAGATGGTCAACTTTTATGACCGTGCTGGGATGGAAGCCCACGCGCTCGCCGTGTTCTTTGGCTTCGGGGCTCCGCTCCTGCGGTTGATTGGGGGCGTGGAAGTACGTGGTGCAGCAATAAACCTGATGTCCAACAAGTCAGGCACAGGGAAGACTACCGCACAGATGGTGGTGAACTCGATCTTCGGGCACCCTAGCGAATTGCTTATGAAGAAGTCTGACACCACCATGTCCAAGGTACAGTGGATGGGGATGCTCAACAGCATAGCGGCGACGATGGATGAGGTAACAAATCTGGATGACGATGAGTTGTCCGAGATGATTTATGACATCCCGCAAGGGCGGGGCAAGCACCGTATGGAAGCCAGCAGTAACAAGCTGCGGGCAAACGTAGTGTCATGGGCTACCTTTGTAATCATGTCTAGCAACTCATCGCTGTACGACAAACTGCGCCGACTTAAGAGTACATCCGACGGGGAGCTACGCCGCCTCATTGAGCTACGCATCACCCGCCCGGTGGAGGTTACGAAGCAGGAATCTGATGCGGTGTTTGGCGCTCTTGCTAGTAACTACGGTGTTGCAGGCCCGGTGTTCATGCAGTACGTACTAAAGAACCTGCCCGAAGTGGAAGCCTTGGCGAGGAAGATTCAACGAAAGCTAGACCGTGATTTAGCTTTGGATCAGTCAGACCGGTTCTACTCTATCGTGCTGGCCTGTGCCTTTGCAGCAGGCACCATTGCGGCTCGGCTTGGCCTGCATAGCATTAACGTGCAGCGGGTCTATCAGTACGCACTAGGCACCATTGGGGACATCCGCCGCAACGTGGTGCAACCTGCGGCAGACACGGAGCTTGCTGCACAGGAAACCCTGACTACGTACATCAACGAGAACATGAACAACGCGCTGGTCATCAACGGCCTCAAGCTCAATGGGATTCCACATGCTCCGATCAAGATGCCCCACGGCCCGCTTCGTATTCGGTACGAGCCTGATACCCGGGAGCTATGGATACCGGCCTCGGCGCTGCGCGATGTCTTTGTGTCTCGGCAAGTGGACTTCCAACTGGCGATCAAGGAGCTTACCAGCAGGAGTATTTTGAAGCACAACGGGGCAGCGGTGACGAAGCGGATTGGGGCTGGTGCGGTAGGCAGCTTTGAGTCTATGGGGGTCCGCTGTTACTGCATCGACGGTGCCGTAGTAGGCGTAGATAACGACGCATTCACAGCCAATGGCACGCCGAGTACCTGACGAGATACGGCACCTCAACATCTACGGAGTGCCATACTTTATTCAGTGGGAGCGCCTTATGCCGGGGCACTCGTTCTTCCTCAAAACCACCGCAAGCGCCACCGAGGTAGCCAAGCGTTTGCGCAAAGCCGAGAAGTATTTTCTTATGACGCTACGCGCCCACAACCGTTGTGAATTTGGGTTC